TGCCAATAGTAAATCGAATTGTAAAAAAGAATGGCAAGATTATCAAATCTAAGGTTGAGATACCTACGCCAGTTTATAATGTCAGAATTAAGCAGGAGGTATATGAACGGCTTGTGATGCTTGCTGCTGAAAATGGTCGCAGCATAACTGGTGAGATAAACTACCGCCTTGAGCAATCGCTTAAAAAGTAGTATTATAGCTGTGCGATTGTTGTGATTAGCAGTCGTTGTTATATAGCGCTCTGTTTGTCAGAGCGCTTTTCCTTTTGCTAAAACAAGCCCCGCCCTACCAAGCTCTTGAATTTGGCGTAGGGTTGATATCGTCTGGCAAATCATCCCCCGGCATCTTTGCCCCCTTGCGCCTGTTGCATATCCTGTGAGTAAGCTGTAGGTTATCTATGTCATAAGGCGAACCGCCACGAGAAACTGGTATGATCTCGTCTAGCTCTGGTGACATCGGGCTACCTGCTGGCAAAGTCTTGTCGACCTCACGTCCGCAGATACCACAAGTATCTTGCATAGCATAAACTCTTTTGCGCAAATCCTCTCGTAGTTTTGGGAACTGTCGTCGTGGATCTTTAGCTGTTGCATACTTCCTACGCTGTGCCATAAACTTATTATAAAATAGTATGATACTTTTGTAAAAATATTGACATAATATAATTTTATGGTGGCGGGGAGGGTGTATATCCCGGTCCCAGAGGCGCCAAGCGCGGTGAGTGGGGCTATTTTCACGCGAGAAAAAAAACGAGTTTTTCTGGCGGGTGCGCGGGTGATTGATTTAAGGGGTAGATGATGGTATAATATGGGTATTATGACGGAGGGACAGCGTGACTATTTGGCTGATCTGGCACTACGCAAAGGTGTGGTGCTGGAGGACACTGACAACAAGTCGGTTGCTTGGGCGAGTAAGAAAATTGACGAGCTAAAGGCGATGGATGACGCTGAGTTTTTAGAACCGACACCAGAGTTTTCAAAAAAGGTTACAGTTACCGTAGATAATATCATCAAGAGGATACGAGCGTGGACTTTTCAGAAATAACGCTGGATGCTGCTGGCGATATTAATAAGGCTATAGCGGCTATTTTACATGAGGGTATTTCGCCAGATAAAAAAATAGAGTTGGTAGCGGATGTGCTGAAGCAGACTGGACGCGAGCTGCATAGCAAGCTGTATTCACTATCAAGCGAGGTGTTTGGCTCAGCGGCGATGCTAAGTGGCGGGTATGGTGCGGAGATGGCTGATCAGGCGGAACGGCTGGCAGTGAAGATCGTGCGCAACAGCGCGCTGAATCGGCAGACCGCCGCGATGCTACTAAAAGAGTACTGTGATGTGGTGTTGGCGACGGCGCAGCACGAAGCGTTTACGAATGCAAAGTCTATGCAAAAACACCCGACATTGACACGGCGCGCTAACGTCGGCAAGCCAGACTGCGCATGGTGCCAGAAAAAAGCTGGAGTATATGTTAATCCGACGAGCGATGACTTCAAGCGGCACCATAAGTGTGACTGTGTGTTTGAGGTGAGTGGTTATAATTCGCGTAATGGCGTGCTAAAGAATTTTAAGAAAGGATAACTATGATCGGCATAGATATTGAATTTAAGAACAGACCTAATGAGGACGGCACGCTGTCGAGCTTTACGATCAAGGATTGTTTGGTGTCGCAGACGAGTACGCCGACCGCAGCCAAGCCTGAGGTGATGGTTCATATTCCGAAGACGAGTAGCGAGACTGTCGATGGAGCGTGGTTTGATTACAAAGGACACTCGTATCACGTCGTTGGTACGACAGTACCGCTGATTAAAGAAAATACGCCGTCTAGGTGGGACAGATATTGCATTGCACAGCGTATATATTAAGACATTCTGTTGTAGATATGTGTACAAAATGGTATAATATAGTAAATAACCAAAGGAGGGTATTATAATGATTATTCGTAACAAAGAGTCTGGCGAAACAATTGAAGTGATGGATGGCACTATTATTGCTGAATCTGCTTGGGAAGTAGTGAAGCCAGAGGGAGAGCTCGTAGAGGCTTCCGATGATAGAGACTCCGAAATTGAATCTGATACTGAAGTCGAAACTGAAGATGCTGGCAAAAGCAAGAAAAAGTGATATAATATAATCATTACAACGCCACGCTTGCGGCAAATGCGGATAAATAAACTATTTATTCGCATTTTTTATGGCAGAACTCAAAGACTTTACCACTAAAGAAAAATTAGCCGAAATATGGCGAGCCTTGGATATTGACGAGGAAAGGCGGGCTGAGGCGCTTATTCATGCAGCATCTGCTCAGTTGCGGCTGATCGCTAAAAACAACAATGTTGATCTGGATGAGATTATCGAAAACGACTCTAGCAAAGTATTTGCTGAGTCGGTAGACTTTGTAGTGTTGTCAGCCGTGAAGCGTGCCATGCTGACGCCTGCGGATGCGCCACCAGCCACGCAATGGTCGCAGTCAGCAAGCCCATATTCAGAAAGCATGACATTTACTAATCCTGCTAGCGACTTATATTTTAAGAAAAGTGAGCTACAGATGTTGGGGTTGAGTAAGATATCTGGTAAATCGCAGATTGGCGTATTGAGGGGAGTTAGGTGATGATACTGGATAACTGGAAATGGGTTTATTCACAGCTTAATAAATCGGTTGGTAAATATCCGTTCTATGATGGTACGTTCAGCTACAGCGACTACGAAACGAGTAAAATTGCACGATCAATCGCTAGGCAACATGTCGGCTGGGGTAGACGTGCTGTTGAGATGCGCGCAAACAAAACGCGGTTTGATAGGTTTGAGAATGACACTATCGGACTGAATGAGATCCTGGATGAATACAAGGTGCGCGAGGCGTTTGATAATCTTAAGGAAGATATCCTGGTGTGTGGTATCGGCTTTTTGGCTCTGGCAGGTGACAAGGTGATGCCGTTTACTGCGTTGGAGGCGACAGGTGTGTACGATTGGTATACGCAAAATCTGAAGTCTGGCGTGGCGGTGTTCCGCCGCAGTAGCACACCGAGCATTACCGATGGTCCCGACAGCTATATGCAATTCTTTGGTGACAAAACTATAGTGTGTGAAGACGAGACTCTGAACGAATACGATAATCGCACTGGACGACCGCTGATGACCATGTTGACGCACAAGGCGACGACACGCCAGCCGTTTGGTAGGACGGTGTTGGTCCGGTCGTCTCGCGATGCATTAATTGACGCTAGCCGTACAGTTCGACAGGCTATTGTTGCGGCGTACCACTACAACACCAAAGTCGATATTCTACTAGGTGTCGATAATGAGACAGACGTTGACGTTATTAAGTCTCAGACAGGCGATATCCTAAAAATTACGTCGAACGAGAACGGTCAGATACCGCAAGTGGCGCAGTTTGCGCAGCACGCTATGGCGCCGTTTAACGATTCGCTGCTGATGTCGGCGCGCAATTTTTGTGCTGATACGAAGCTGTCGTTGAATAATCTGGGGCTGTCAAGCAACGCGCCGCAGTCGCCTGAATCGCTGGAGATTGTTGGCGATGACCTGCGAGAAGCGATCATTGAGTGGCAGAAAGAAATCGGTAATCAGCTTAAGCACTTCGCAATGACGTTATGGATGTACAAGAATAACGTGACGAAAATAGACGATAATTTACGGCAGAAGCTTGACGCTATTTTACCGGTATGGTTGCCAATTTATCGGTCCGATATTAGCAAATTTGGTGACGGACTAAATAAGGTGGCGCAGGTGGCGCCAGGTATCGTGATGCAACGGTCAGTATGGCGTAATGCAGGATTATCGAGTAATGAAATTGATCAAGTTATCACGAGTATCGTTGATAATTTACAGAACGATTCAAAAACTAAATAAATACTATGATTATGGCTTGTGATTTTGTAAAGTATGTATTATAATATAGATACGTATACTTTTGACGGAGGGAATAAAAGGGTGACATATTACACCAAAAACGACGCAGGCGAATTTACAGAAGTCAACACAGACGATATGTTTAAGGAACGCCACGAGCGCTGGGTCAAGAACGAATCAGCAAAGATTCGCGAAGACGTAGAAAAAGCAGTGCGTGACGAACTTACAAACACTATTACTGAGCGGGCTGAGAAAGACGCTAAGGAAAAATATCAACCTCAGATTGACGATTTGACGTCGAAGAACAAAGATTTAGAGACGACAATTCTACAGAAAACCATTGCCGCTGAGTATGGCTTCAAGCCTGGCACTGAGAAATATCTTGGTACTGGCACCGAGGAAGATATGCGCAAAGAAGCTGACAACTTGAAAGAGAAGTTTGGCGGCGGGGCAACCGCACCGAACCGACAGCAACCAGGTAAAGCTAGCGCGATTCAGACGCGTACAGGTGTAAAGGTTACGATCTAATTAACCTAAACTATTATCCAAGGAGGGTAATATTATGGCAGTAACTGATCTGCACACACTCGATATTGCTGAGCCGCTTGATAAGATGTTCTCAACTGGCGGCACTTTCTCAGGGGCTGTATTGTCTTTAGTTCCTGAAACACCGACTATTAATATTGGCGAAAACAAGCCGTTTGTAATGGAAGGTCGCGCTCGCGGTGCGCTTGTCCATGAGGGCGGTGCAAAGCCTGACAACGGACGCAAGGTAGTATCTAAGCCGTTCACGACAGCGAAGCTGGTCTATTCGCAGCGCGTCACTGAAGAGTTTATGCGCTGGACAGAAGCAAAACAGGCTGACTTTATTAGCCGCTTGGTTGACAACTGGCTAACAAAGTCGTTGGGGTTAGATTTGGATACTATCGTGCTACATGGTATGAATCCATCTACTGGCACAGTTGACACTGAGCTAACCACCTATATGACTAAAGCTGGCTCAAGCATTCTAGTTCCGACAACCGGTACTACTGCGGCAACTCTTGATACAGACTTTGCTACGGCTGTAACAGAGCTGGCGGAGCAGAATATTAACGGTGTGGCTATTTCAAGTGATGCATCCAAGCTACTCTCGACAGTTATTGAAGGCAATCAGAAGAAATATCCAGAGTTGGGTGTGTTCGGCTTGAGTGGTAATATGTTGGCTGGAAAACCTGCTGCAACATCACCAGAAGTTGCGCGTGACAAGAAAACTAAGCTGGTGCTTGGTGACTGGAGTCAATTGCTTCTCGGCTTTGCTGGAGTAGCTGAATGGCGCGTCCACACCGCTGGTGACTTTGATAATACAGGCAAAGACTTGGCTGGACACAACCAAATTGGTATCCGCATGGAGTTGCCGTTTGGCTTCCAGATTTTGGACACTAAGGCGTTTGCTGTTGTAAAGGCGGCGTAACATGGGCAACGACAAGAGCAATATTGCGATCGGTCTGCCTAACCCGAAAGGCGCTCTATATTGGGCGCCTCTGGGTACAACGCTACCAACTGACGCTACTACACCACTCGCAAGCGAATTCGTGAATCTGGGTTATGTGACTGAAGATGGTCTGACCTCAACGACAGCAGAAGAGGGTGATGACATTAAAGCCTGGGGTCCTGAGACTGTCGCCCGCAACCAGACAAGCTACGGACGTAACTTTACGTTTAACCTGCTAGAGTCATCGCGTGTATCAGTCTTGCAGTTCCGCTATGGTAAGGGAAATGTCAAGATTGAAACTGATGGCGCAATCACCATTGATGACACTGGTGAAATCTTGCCTCACGGTGTGTTTGTCTGCGAAACTATCGAGACTAACAGTGGTGGGGTCCGACGCCACCGTCAAATTCTAGGCGACGCACAGTTTACTGATCGTTCTGGTGACATGACGTTCAACAACTCAGATGCTATCACTGTGCCGGTATCTCTGACTGCGTATAAGTTTGCAGATGCTGCTAGCAAATTGGTGTATGTAAAGGAGTACTACTCTAAGAAATCCTAGAGGCTGGGAAGAGTACACGCAGAAAAACGACTTGCAAAATAGTCGTTTTTTTGTTATAATATATATCACGTAATTCTTATGGAGGGATAATATGGCGAGTGAGCCAAAAAAGACAATTGAACTTTGGGACGGATACACGGTTGATGTCAATATGCAGCTAATGGACGACTTTGATTTCATTAGTGACTTATCTGAAGCGCACCGAACTGGCAATATCTCTGAGCTAGTGACTATGTATATGGCGTTGATTGGTGGTGATAAGGTTTACGATGACATTCGTGCTTATATCGAGAAAGAATATGGTTACTTTTCACAGAAAGCGCTACTAGAGATTACTGCGAAGGTGGACGAATGCTTCCCAAAAGCTGGCAATCGAGCGCAGCGGCGTTCGTGGAAGAATTTAGTCTAGTTGAAGCTGATTTTCAGCAGTATTACCATCTGAACTTATTAGAAGCTTGCCCGGATACCGACGGACGTCGAAGCGGTTTCTTGCGCTATGCTAGGCTATTTGAGAATTTGCCAGTAGAAAGCAGGATTTTCCGCAAGCTAGTGCCAGCAGCGAGCTGGACGTGGCACGACGAAACATTGAGCCAAATACTACAAGAACTGAATATACTCACAACATTGACTTATAATATGAATAAGCGCAAAACTGCTAAGCCTGCTAAAGCTATGAAGAAGTTTGAGCCAGAGTATGTTGCTGAAATGCGTAAGCAGCTTGATAAAGATCGTAAGAAACAGCAAGCAGAAGAGCAGGACGACTTAAAAGATTTATGGCAACATCTGAACCCGAACGCGCAATATCAGGACTAGCTGATCAGTTTATCAAGAGCCTTAGCAATTTCAGCGTCGGTGAAGTTGATTGTTGACTTTTTCTTAATGAACAAGCGTAAACTACGAATGACATCAGGTGACTTGATAGCTTTTCTCATATTGTCTTCGGTCAATGCATCAAATCGCTTCCAGTACTTATCCAGGTCGCCTTTCAATACAGATTTCTTAGTAAGGTTGACCAGGTGCTTAGCAGCAGTGCGGATTGTTGACAGATTTGTCAGGTCATATGCGAAGATACGCTGCGAGCGAATCGGCTTCTCAAAAATGACACGGTGCAACTCAATGCAGCGTCCATTTGTCAGAATGACCCAGTCAACGCCTTCATTTGAGGCATAGTCAACCGCTTGTTTTAAGTGTCGTTCATTTAGATCGATAGAAGTTGCTTTGGCTTCAACAATAAAATGAATCTTCTTATTTAATTGTACGACATAATCAACGTAGGTACCGCGTATCATGTGTTCAGTCTTTATTTCGTCAATCAGCGTGTATCCAAGCACGGTGCTGAGCAAACTATTAACCATTAATCGCGCTGTTGATTCATCGGCGTTGAGGTTTTCCTTTTTTGTTAAGTATTTTTTGCGATATTCGCGTAATGCTTTTTCACAAGCTTTCTCTTGAAACTCTGTAGACATAATATCCTCTTTTATCTTAAAACTTGCATTTATTGTAACAATAGTATACTCAAAATGCAAAACAATATACTATGTGATATTATGTAGATATGTCAAATGTAGATTTTATTCTTGATAAATCTGGCGGTGCGGACATACTTCGCAATAATCCAGGTATAGCGCAAATCCAGATGCAGAATATGAATCGTATTCTGGACACGGTGAGAGCACAATTTGTAGTGGAATTTGGTTTTGAGGGCAACTTTGAGCTTATGACAGAGCCAACGGCATTTCGTCAACGAGTGATGATTAAGGCTGCTGACAAGCGAACTGCTGGCGCGTTGAAGACTAAGCCAGGTTGGCTGGGGTCTTTTGTCAAAAACCTTAGCATATGATATAATATAATCATTACAACGCCACGCTTGCGGCAAATGCGGATAAATAAAACTATTTATTCGCATTTTTTATGGCAACTTCAATCGGTACAGCATGGATTCAGATAAAGCCCTCTCTCAAAGGGGTTTCTAACGACGTCAAGAAAGCACTTGGTGACGCTGGTGATGGTGCCAGTAATAACTTTGGCTCTAAATTTAAGAGCAGTTTTTTAGCATCATCTAAAGCGGCTTTTGGTGAGGCATTTTCAGAGTTTGGCAAACGGTCTGATGAAGCGTTCTCTAAATTTAAGTCACTAGCAGCTGGCGCAATGGTTGGATTGGGAGGTATTGCTACATATGCTGTTAAACAATTCGCTGAGTATGAGCAGCTCGTTGGTGGCGTGGAAACACTCTTCAAGAAGAATTCGGGTGAGGTGGTCCAATACGCCAAGAATGCATACAAAACAGCTCAGCTATCGGCTAATCAGTATATGGATACTGTCACGAGTTTTTCTGCGTCGCTGTTACAGGGATTAAAAGGTGACACCGCTAAAGCTACGAAGATAGCAGATATGGCTATCACTGACATGGCTGACAATGCAAATAAAATGGGTACGTCGATGGAATCAATTCAGTACGCATATCAGGGATTTGCAAAGAACAACTACACCATGCTCGACAACTTGAAGCTGGGTTATGGTGGTACTGCAAGTGAGATGGCGCGCCTTATCAACGATAGTGGTGTGATGGGTAAGACGTTTAAGGCGACAGCTAAAAACGTCAGCAGTATCCCGTTTGATAAGGTTATCGAGGCTATACATAATATTCAAACTAAGCTTGATATTACTGGCACTTCAGCTAAGGAAGCGTCATCGACGATTAGCGGTAGCTTTAATGCTGCTAAAGCTGCTTTTGATAATATGCTGACGTCACTGGCTGATCCAAACGGTAATTTTGAAGAGTCGTTTAATATATTTCTAGCCAGCGCAAAACAATTCTTACAGAATTTGGCACCAGTCATAAAAAGCATGCTGAAGACTGTTTTTGAGGAAATCAAAAAACAATCGCCAGAATTAGCTCAGGGATTAAAAGATGCTGTAGATACAATTCGCAAGCTATTTGACTTTGCTAAAAACAATCCAGAGCTAATCGCTAATATTGTAAAGTTAGCCGTTGGATTCAAGGCTCTGCAGATAGCTACAGGCGGTGCGCGTTCTGCACTTGATACATTAAAGCCGTGGGCAAAGCTAGGTAAGGGTATTTTCACTGGCGTCATCGGCGGCGCTCAGACGTTGATAGGTAAATTCAAAGATCTGAAGGCTGCTAAAGGTTCAGTTGATGCTGTGACGAAAACAATGGAGGGCGCAGGCAGCGCAGTCGGCACATCTGCTGATACGGTAGCTGGTGGCGTAGATAAGTTATCGTCTGCGGTAAAAAAATCGCCTAAGGAGTTCACTTTTGGCAAAAGTATGGCTAACTTCTTTAAGGAAATGGGGACTTTGGCTGGTGGTGCCATACAGGGTGCTTGGCAGCCGGTAAAAGAGTTCTTCAAGGGTGCAGGCGAGACTGTTGCTGGATTCTTTAAGGCACTGGCGTCGCCGGATGTGCTTGTGGGCGTGCTGTCATTCACTGCGGCTGCTGCCGGTGTGGCAGCCGCAATCCTGCTAATCGGCGGTGCGCTTGGTATCGTTTCGCCAGGACTGAGAGATTTTCTGAATATGGTAGTAATCCCACTGGCAGCCTTTTTGGTGGGAACGTTTTTGGTCGTGCTGAGTGCGGTTACTACCACTATAATCAGACTAACCAATGAAGCTGTTATCCCGCTTACAAACGCAGTAGCCGGCGGTCTGACCGACGTGTTCAATTCAATTGGCGGCGTAATTGAGAGCGCTGGTAATGCTATATCGCGGGTGGTGGATTCTATATCGAATGGAATATCCAAAATCATCAACTCTATCGCTAACTTGATCAGTTCTGTTGGTGGACAGGACTGGTACGGTACTGGCTACGGCATCACGCGCAACTTTACTGCTGGCTTGTTAGATGGCATGATTGATTTACTGCAAGATTCGCTGAATAAAGTGATTAACAATATTATCAATATTCCTGGTATCGGCAACGCCCTAAAAGCGGTTGGCGTAAAGGCTAACCCAGTCAATCTGTCCGGCTTTAAGCTAGGTAAGCGCGCTAAGGGTGGTCCAGTATTCGGTCCTGGCGGTCCAACTAGCGATTCAATTCCAATGCTACTCTCAAACGGCGAGTATGTCATTAAGGCGTCATCTGCACGTAAGATTGGCTACGACAAGCTGAATGACATAAACACGACTGGCAGCGCTGGCAATACGTTATATCAGACTATTAATATCAACGGTTATAATCGTGATCCAAAAGAGCTTGCTGATGAAATTAGTAAAATAATCGCCTTGCAAAAAGGGAGGGTGATGGGATGATAACTTTACGTGGTAAATTTAGCTTGGTGGCAGTAGTAAGAGATGATGGCGAGCGTCTTGATCTTACTGGTTCTGAAGTAAGACTGAGCGCTGACAATAGCTTACTGCAACGACCAGACCTCGACACTTCAGACATAGACTACACCGATACTGATGGTGGCGAAATGATTCGTCAGAGACTGTCTACTTACACTCAATCGATCAATGGACTGATCTTACCTAAAGAGAGTGGCTTCTGGAAGCTATACAGTATGATTAGTAGCTTTTTTGCCGCCAATCATACATTTACTTTGGTTTATGGAAAACGAGACGGTCAGCTATTTGCTATTAAAGGGGCTTGGCGGAGTAGCAGCTTAGATTTGCCTGTGCCAGCAGATGAAGGCAATACGACATTTTCAACCGAATTCAAAGTAGGCAACTCAGTCTTGTTCGAATATGCTGAAGGTAGTGATGGACATGAGGTGTATTCAAATAACGTAAAACTGGGTCGCGTCTCAGCCGCAACTGGCGGTGAGGTTTGGGACAGCAAAGGGCAAGTATTTGATACAGTTGGCGAGGTTTGGGCTGGTGCAAGTGGTGGGCTAAGCAGTGTATTTGTTTCTTCGACAGTTAAGGTTTATCCTGTTTGGGTCTTGCGAGGTCCTGCTGTCAATCCATCAATTCAGAATAATACGACAGACACATCAGCAACTTATCGCGGCAGCATATCATCAACTCAGACGCTTGTTGTTGATTTTTCGACCGGTGAGGCGCGACTAAACGGTGCTATCGTTTCAAGGAATGTCATTGGTCAGCTATTAATCGCTCCGGGAAATAATTTAATTGGATTTGATGTGGAAAGTGGTGGAGCCACAACATCAGAGTTGGAGTGGAATAATGTCATTGGCTAGTTCAGATAAAAAACACGAGCTATTGCTGTATATTGGCGATACGCTAATTGGCGACTTCAATAAGTTTGCTCAAAATCGAGCGCTGAGCGAGGCGTTAAAAAGCGAGTCAGATTCAGCGACAGCTGATCAGTTTACTTTTAGTATCAGCTGGTCCAAATTCAAAAAACATGCAAAAATACGACTGGACGATAATCCAGAGTCATTGCTACGTGTCGGCAAAACTCACATGGTGTTTTTAGTTGACGGGCTGCCTCGCTTTTCCGGCTTTTTGGCGACTAGACCGGCGCGCAGCGGCTATGGGTCTGATCAGCAGTTAGATCTAAAGTTTTTTGAACACTTTGCAAGGTTAAGCGGCGATTTGGTGTGTGACAAGAATAACACGAAGTCACCTCACCGCGCCTTTTCAAATACACCTGGACATGTCTTTGTTCAAAGCTTGATTAGTGAGTTTATTGCACGGGCGAAAAATGCTGGCGAGACTGTCAGATGGAAATTTGGCATTGTGAATGAGCTTAGGCTAAAAACTGTTGAGTATAATGATTTTCAGACGGTTAGCAAGGCGCTGTGCGACGCGATGAATAATGAAACTGGTACTGGAAAATTTGACGTGGTTTTTCGTGTCAACCCAGACAATCATAACGAGCAGATTATTGATATTCTCAAACCGCGTGGCAGCCGCAAAAATATCATCATAAGATATCCGAGTGACGGAGTCTACAAGTTATGGGCTAGCGGCTATGCGGTTGAAGAGTCTGCTGACTATGCTAGTGATGTACTGATTGCTGGCAATGGGCAGGTTGGTAATCCTGAAACTGGTGAGGATACTGCTGAGCTTGCTAGTGCTAGCAATCATGCGGCTGTTCAAGACAACTGCTACTGGCGAGTTTATGAAACGCAATCAAACCTCAAATCTCAAGCGGCAGTTGCAGAATATGCTCAAAAATCCTTAGCACAGCGCAGCTTTGATTCGTTGGTCCCGCAGATAAAGTTGGTAGGGCGACCTATTGTCTGGGGTGATTCAGCTAACGAAAACAATGGGCTAGCACTCGGCGATGAGTTTAGATTTCAGGAAGAAAACGACGATGGCAGCGACTTCAGCGGTTGGATGCGGATAATTGCGATGGAGACGAGTTGGGATAATCAAGGCGTTGCCACTGTGACGCCACGCCTGAAAAGGGTTGAGTAATGTTCAATGATAATATTACGCGCCGCCTGATGGCAATCGAAAGTGAGCAGAGAGCTCAGAAAGTTGCTGCACCATTAAATTATGGACAGCTAGCTCAAAATAATCTACAGACCGCCACCTGGAGTGGTTTTATTAGTCAGTACTTGTCGCCGGACAAAACAGCCACGGCGGAATGGGAAATCATTTTTCGGAGGACTGACGGAGTAAAGAAACCGCCTCTAGTGCAGCTGTCGTATGATCATGATCAAAATCCTCATACATATCCAGGTGTGACAGGTAGAGATCCAAACGCCGATGAAGAATATGGTTGGTGGTCACAGGTTAAAGAGATTGGTGAAGATTATGTTAAATTCGCGATAATTATAGATGCATCTGCGTGGTGGATTCCAGACCACGATGGCGCCCACTGTGACTTAACTGTGCAGGCGATATCGCCTGTCGCTGGGACTTTGTCGATGAGGAGAGTTCAATGAATCTTGAAAAGTGGTTAGATAAGCTGGAGCGCGAATCGAAGGCTCTTAAGCAAGGTTTTTATCAAGCGGCGACTAAAATTCCACTATACTCTCGTAGCGCAAAAATCACGACTATACCAAATCGGCTATCCGGCTATTGGAGTGTTCCTACTAATAGCACTGAAAGGGTTTTAGTGACATTAACCACTAAAAAAAGAATTCCTACAATCGCTCAGTTAGAGCTGAAGGCTAGTTCAGGCTCGGTCTCTCGTGTAAGGCGCACAAATTATGCTTATGGTGCTCAGTGGGTAATTTATCGATATGGGCTTGATCCGTGGCAGCCGACTACGTATGATGTTGTTGTTCATTCGATGCTTGATGGTGATTTAACGTTGAAAAATATAGGAGCATAAGTGGTATGAATGTAGAATCAAGGATTAGAGCACTTGAAAATGAAAATAATGCCAGGAAAGTTATATATCCGGTCGCGGCTTCGTTGGTTGACTTTATTCTGCAGGTTTCACAGGTATTTCATGTTCGTGGTGGCGGGAATACTATAATTGACGTGGTGATTAAATTTACTCCGGATATTAAGCCAAAAGACGGTCCTCTGTTTGTAGATTTATTTCCGCAGGTGTCAGCTAACGCTGATTTTTCAACACAATTTCCCAAAATGACTTTTTATCAGCTACCTCAAGCCGATGGCGAAGCGGCGGTGATGCTTGGAATTGTTGTGCCCGCTATGGAGGTCGATCTCTATATTCGCGTCATTGCTACGGGCTCAACGCGAGGGAAATTTACTAAAGTATAAAATAATGATATAATAACCACAGATAAATAATCACGTCACGCTTACGGTAAACTGCGGTAATTCAATTAAGAGGAGAATTATGGCTTTTACCAATCCAGGAAAAATTGTTAGATTACGTTCTCGTCCGAACGGGCGGGGTAGCGTGTACGAAGCGAACATGTGGGCACAGCAGCACTCTGACGGGCTGTTTTCAGGACGTGGAGTTGTTAGAAATACTGTAGCCGACATGAATGTTCTAGTGGGGGGAACAACCGATAACCCAGATGTTGTGCTAGGAAGATTACCGAGTGGCTTTTTGATTGCACTTGATATCGTCGGTCAGCAGGTTATTAGAATTACTGCGCCAAGCTCTAACAAACGCATTGCAAGTGTCGTGGCTTATTCTGACAACATCGCGCTAAACTCTACAGATACTAATACTACAGGTTCACCGTCATTGTGCGGTTTAATCGTTGTTTATGGTCCTACTTCTGCGACACCTGTGGCGCCAACTGAATCTCAGATTAGGCAGGCTGTGACGCAAGACGGCGCTACTGGCTCGCAGGCTGTTATTGCAGTCATTGCTAATATCACAACCGAATCTTCCACAACTACAATTACAGATGAAATGATTGCTATTAATTACGGCAAGCTTTCGTCGCACAGTATAGATTTGACGACCATGCCAGTTGCTGGATTTATAGCAACTAAGACCAACAACGACGTTAATGCTAAAAAACCGCTAAAAATGCAGTGCGGTCGTGCAAGGGTTGTCATACCTACTGACGCAATTGAAGCTACTGTTGTGGTACAATTTCCAGAGCAGTTTAATAGTGGTACAACGCCTGTTGTTACATGTACGTATAACGGCTACGGCAACGCTAGCGATCCGTGGACAGACGCACCAAATCCATCTTGGGCTGGTGCAGCAATTGGGGCAGTTAGCGTTACTAATTCAGGATTTACGGCAAGGTGTCGGCGTTTTGATGGGGCTATGCTAAGAGGTACGTATTATTTTAGCTGGATGGCTATAGGCTAGATTATTTTGTGTAGTAAATCGTAACTGACAATAATCCGACTGACCCAGTATTAAATCGCAACTGCCAGCCACCATTATAAAATGTTACCTTAAGCTGTGAGTTCTGTCCGCTTGGTGCATTCGGGTTGATGTACTCTACGGGGTAGAAATCAGCACCAGCACGTATTCCGCCCTCAACCTTGATAATCGTTATAGAAGTTTTGGGAAGACCGATATCAATAATCTGTTCTACATTACCCAGTGACCGTGTATTAACTTCAAAAGTCTGTCTGAAGATATTTTTCCCATTTAGCCATTTTTGACCCGTATCTTGTTCAGTCGTGCTGTATTTATTACCTGGCATGGTCGTCAAATCTATACTGTGCGACAAATCGAGCCGACCCTTGATGTTTATGAGAAATGATATTATAATATAAACATATCACGTCACGCTTACGGTAAACTGCGGTAATTTCAACTAATAATTTGAATAACCGCAGTTTTATTTTATGAACGAAAAACCAGAAGTATCAGCAAAAGAATTTGGAGCGTTACAAGCTAAGGTCGAATACATTAAGGATGGCGTAGACAAACATACTGTCATGCTAGAGCGAATTGAAAACATCGCACAAGCTAATGTTACTCAAGCACAGCTAGCAAAACACGAAAAAGAGGCAGAAGTAAAATACGTCAAGCGTAGCGAAATCGAAGGCGTTATGAATTTTTGGAGCCTGGTAACAAGTAATCTGGCAAAATTATTCGCAATCGCACTTGTGGGATTAGCGATTTATGCAACCAACAACTTAATTCAACAAAATAAAACCGTTACGGAATTAAAAGAAGAAGTTCAAACACAAGTGAGGAGTAAATAATGCCAGTTCGACAAACCTATGAGCCAAATCTAAATATCGGCGCACAAAGTGGCTGGTGCTTGCAGTATGTAGATGATGCGATTAACTCACTAACCCGCTCACCGAACGCTCAAACAGCGTATCTAAACGAGCTGAATGCGGGTCGAATAAATACTGGACACGCACCTGTGGGCATCTGGGTGGTAGGATTTTTGGGATTTTCGAGAGGTCAGTATGTAGAAGATGGACACGTGTTCTTAATGCGAAAGCGTGAGGATGGCTCAATCGAAATCCATGATAGCGAAGTTCACAGTGGAGCAAGAGGGATTTATAACAGTATTGAAGAATTGATGAACTGGATGGGCAATTACGGACCTGATTATCTAGGCTTCTCTTATTGTTGTGATGGGCGACGGATTGCTGAAGATTACGACGAAACTCAACCAACAGACAGAAAAATGGAAGAGGACGGCAACGCTCGCGACGAAGCCAACACAAATTCAGCTATTTTTCAGGAATTGGAAAAAGGCGATGTCATCGCTATGAAAGGCTACGTTACCAACGGTCAACCGGTCGCTGGTGACACTGTTTGGTACGTTACAGCTCGAAGTGGAAAGTATATGAGTCGTCAGCTATTCGAGGACAAAGACTTACACGATTTGCCAGATTTGACGCCAAAAACAGAAGCCAAGCCTGAAGCTCAACCAGAGCCACAAGAAGACTACAGCAAGATTATACTAGACGTCTCAAATCATCAAGACGACTCTATTGTAAATCATTTTCATAAGTTCGCTGGCGTTATCATCAAGGCTGGTCATGTCGGTCAGTCATTCGGAGGCGATGCTAACAAGATTGACCCGAAGTTGATTAAGTTCGCTAAAGCCGCAGGAGATAAGCTACTAGGGATTTGCTGGTTGCCTTATTTTTCAACCGAGGAAGAAGCAAAGACTGAAGCAGAGCGTTTTATAGAGGCTCAAAAGCTTGTCAACGCACCATTGTTATTTGTAGACCTAGAGCCAGATTTTGAAGGCACACTCGAGCAATTGAAGCTATTCAAGAACCTAGTTCTACAGAAAACTGGCAAACAAGTCTTCACGTATGCAGGTGAAGCTATTATTCAGAAATTAGGCTTGCCACGCGTCGATTGGTATCCAAATTACGGCACGAAAGAAAACTACGCACACGGCGCGCTAATCCATCAGTTTACCGATACCGGCAAAATTGATGGCTATGGTGGCAATCTGGATTTTTCGACGGCTAGAGTATCAATTGACGAGCTCAAGGCATTGGGTAAAATAACCACATCAACACCACCAGAAGAGCCAGAATCACCAAAACCAAGTGAACCGGATACAGTGCCGTCTGAATCAGAAAAACCACGGGAAGTGCCAAATAATAAACCAAAGGAGGAAAAAATGGCAAC